GTGATAGCAGGCATATCAGAAGATCGTCTTTCCTATCAAGGTCGCGTGGCAGTTTACGGTCGTGTGAACTTTGGCACACCACTCCTGGATATCAACTGTGTGGTAGACGCATCCAAGTGTTCAGTACAGGCCACACCCAGCGTGGGTGAAGATGTACTGGTAAAGATATTCCCAACATACATGGAGACTATCTATGGCGGTTAATGCACAACAAGTCAAGTTTGAGTCAGACTATGGCGTCAATGTACCCGGTATAAATCTCAATCCTGATGGCAGTTTGGTTGCAGTCAGTGTTCGCGGAGGCGACCTCTTGGTCAGCGGAACAACCATTGCCGCACAAGGCGCAAACAAAACAATCACATTTGCTCCAACAGGCACAGGCATAGTCAATGTGGTTGGCACACTGGTTGCTACCCAATTTATTGGTGCTGGGATTGCGGCCACATTGGGCGACACACCACCATCATCTCCAACTCCATTACCAGGTACCCTGTGGTTTAATACCAGTACAGGCAAGCTGTATGTGTACTACAATGACGGCAACAGCTCACAATGGGTACAGCCAATGACTCCCAGTGTGGGTGGCAGCGGAGTTGGTGGCAGCGGAAGCGGTACTGTGTCCACAGGATCTGCCGGAAAATTAGCCTATTATCCAACCAGCGGCACCACAATCGACGATCTATCTGATGTGTACTGGCACACGCATGACGGCGCCAGCATGTTGCATGTTGGTGGATTGCTGGAAGTTTCGGGTCAAAAAAACAAGATTAGATTCCATTGGGATACACTGACAGATCTCGACACCGAAGTAAATCCATCTGACTGGCACGGCATGATTGCACATGTGCATAGCACTGGTCGTATGTATTTTGCTCACTCAGGTGCTTGGACACCCTTGGCCAATCAGTCAGATATAACAACGCCAACCGTGACCAACATTGTTGCAGGCGACAACATCACACTATCAAATGCTTCGGGTGTGTTCACAATCAATGCAGTAACTGGTGGCGCTGGCGGTGGCATAACACTAGAACAATCACAAGATGGTACTGCTACCCTGTTTCAGAACGGAACTCATGTAGGAATCACTTATAATTACGTTGATGCATCCAATGCACTGAGCCTGGCAATAGACAGCTCTGTGGTGGCCTTGCTGACCACAGCGCAGACACTAACAAACAAAACAATCAGCGGTGCTAGTAATTCTCTTACCAACATTGGTAATGCATCACTGGTCAACAGCAGTATAACCATCAATGGCACAGCAGTCAGTCTTGGTGGGACTATTACAGTGAGCGGCAGCGGCTCCACTAATCTAGACTCATTGACAGATGTCGTGATAACCACGCCATCCACAGGGCAAGTGCTGAAGTACAACGGTTCAAATTGGATCAACGACACTGATGCAACCAGCGGCGCAGGTGGAAGTAGCAACAGCTTTGAAACTATCGCTGTGGCCGGTCAGACTTCAGTGGTGGCTGATTCAGCAACTGACACATTGACATTGGCTGCTGGTACTGGCATTGCTATTACCACGGTGGCCGGCACAGATACCATTACCATTGCCAGCACAGTTTCAGCAGGCGCCACAGCATTTACTGGACTGTCAGACGCCGCCGGACTAACTGTGGATCAATTTTATCTACCAGCAATAACTCGATTGGATGTCACTGCCAATGGATCTAGTGCATATAGATTTGACCAGTACAGCACTACAGATAATCCCACAATATATGCCATCAGCGGAACTACTATAGCATTTAATTTAGCAGGTGCTTCGAGCCACCCATTCTTGATCAGATTTTCAGGTGCAAATTACAACACTGGCCTGGTGCATGTTACATCAGGCGGCACAGTGACCACAGGCACAAGTGCCCAGGGCAAACAAAGTGGCACATTGTACTGGAAAATTCCAGCTGGTATCAGCGGCACTTACGGATACCTTTGTCAAAGTCACGGCGGTATGATTGGCACGATCACCATCAAAGATATAAGTGTTATATAAACTAAATATGCTGTATAGGATAAAAACATGGCCATAAATTTTCCAAACGATCCGGCGGTAAATGACACTATCACAGTTGATGCCAACACCTGGGTTTGGAACGGAGTCACATGGGCAGTCCAACCAATAGCTTCTCCAAGTTTTGTTGACGTTAGTGCTACAGGAACTATCACTGGAAATATTTCAGCAGGTTACGTGGAAGCAAACGGCGTAGGCAGCAAGATACGATTTTATTTTGCAGATACCTCTGCATTTCCGTCTGCCGCAATCTGGGAAGGTAGCATTGCCTATGCAGGCAACACAGATAAGATTTACATATCAGATGGCACAGCATGGCAAGAACTTGCCAGGACCACTTCGGGGATTAACACCACAGCGTCATCCAGTTTTAGCGATGTGGCCATATCAGGCGGATCAATCAACGGTACACCAATAGGTGCATCAACTCCTGCTGCCGCCGCGTTTACTTCTGCTAGTGTATCTGCTGCTCCTACCACAGTAGATCAGCTAACTAATAAGAGATACGTGGATCAACAGTTTTACCTAGCGATTGCGCTGTCAGGATAAAAAATGTCAAAAAAACTAATAACAAAATATCTATTCACACCTGGATCAGCAGGCGCAGGAACTGTTAAAGTTACAGGAAAAATACTACTTGATAGTATAGTATTGATCACCAATGTAACCCGTAATCAGGTTATCTACAATGCATTTGATCCATTATTGGGCGGAGTAGTATCATACAACAATGCTGACACCACAACATTTGTCAATACAATAGACGGTATATCAACAATTACACTTGCGGCCAACACCAGCAGTATGTCATCTGGAGATAAACTCCAGATCATTGTGGATGGCAAGGAATTGATCATTAGACCATACGACTTTGGCACAGATGCGATTGAGCGTATACGTACAGCAGATCCACAGTCGCTGATCGACGCTGACTTTGAGTATGGACTACAGCCAACCAAGTGGCAAAACCTAGGCCTGGTACGTAACTATCCAGGCATATATGAAATTCCAGGAACAGATTTGATTGTATCTGTCATCAACTCAGACGGCGGAGCAAACAGTCTTATTTCGGTAACCACAGTAGACGCACATACCTTTACTGCTGGTACACCGATAACCATGCAAGGATTGAGTAGAACTATCACAGGATACAGCCGAGCAGAAGGCTCATTCCTAGTGGCAGCAACGCCAGCACCATCATCTAACACATTCTCGTACTATGCCAAAGGAAACGTAGGCACAGGTACTTCATCTTTGTTAACTGACACAGTTCAGTTACGCAAGGGTGGTTTCTACACTGGATCAAACATTGCTTCTTCGGGCATAGTTTCAGATGGTTTATCTCCATCCACTATCACAGTGACAACCACAAGCAATCATGGACTCACACCAGGCATGCCGATTGTAGTTGATGTGACATCAGCAGGCACCGGGCACGAATCTGCCGAAGGTCCTTTTTATGTTGAGCGAGTTATCAGTCCGTCTAGTTTCAGTTACACAGCTCGCACAGGAGTAGTGGTATCCACTGTAACCACGTTAACAGCAAACATATACATCAGGTCCGACGCATTCTTTATGCATAGGCCATACGATGGCGGCGTGTTAATTTCGACAGGTGGCCCTGCGTATGGCATGCAAGCAATTCGTAGCTCAAAGAAATATTTCCGTTACCAGTCTGGTAAAGGATTGTTGTTTACAACCGGTACCCTGCTCAGACCAAACTATGATACACAAAGCGTTACCGCTGCCGCTACCACAGTTGGATCAGTTATCACAGTTACCACAGACGGAGTTGACCACGGACTACAACCAGGCGCACAAGTCAGGATCGCCGGCATCACTACCACAGGGTATAATGACACATATATTGTCAATTCAATTTTAACAGACACGTCGTTTACAGTACTAGCACAGTCAACATTGGGCAATGTAACAGGATCTCTTGAGACTGACCCAAAAGTATATGTTACCAGCTGGGTTGGTGCGGCAGTACGCCTTGGTATTTTTGATGAACAAAATGGAATATTTTGGGAACACGACGGACAGAACCTATATGCAGTTGTTCGTAGCGCAACAACACAGTTGGCAGGGCTAGGCGCAATCAACGCAGACTCTAATGTGTTAACTGGTACAAACACACGCTTCCAGGATCAGCTGAAAGTGGGCGATGACATTGTGATTCGAGGAATGACACATTCTGTGACGAGTATTGCCAGCCATACTTCTATCACAGTTGCTCCAGACTTTAGAGGAGCAACAAACGTCAGCGGTGTACGCCTGTGCTTGGTCAAAGACCTACGAGTCTCCCGCGAAAATTTCAATAGAGATTCAATTGACGGCAACGGACCAAGTGGATACAATCTAGATCTTAATAAAATGCAGATGATGGGCATTCAGTATACCTGGTATGGTGCTGGTTTTATTGACTTCATGGTACGCGGTGTTGACGGAAACTTTGTCATTGCACATCGAATTAAAAACAACAACGTCAACAACGAAGCATATATGAGATCTGGTAACTTACCAGCACGTTACACAGTTGTCAATGAAGGCTATGTCACACGCTTGGCATCTGCAATCAATTCCACCGACAACACACTGACTCTAGTGGATGGACTAAGATACCCACAGTCGGGTACCATATTTGTTGACAATGAGATCATAAGCTACAGTAGCAGATCAGGAAACGTGTTATCTGGATTGACACGAGCTGCCACACTAACTCATTTTTCCGGTGGTTCTGTACGAAACTTCACAGCTGGTATCGCTGATGTACATGCAACCAATGCTGGCGTGTTGCTGTTGACAGTGACATGTAGTCCAACGCTCAGCCACTGGGGTAGTGCAGTGATCATGGACGGTAAGTTTGACACAGACCGTGGTTACTTGTTTAACTATCAGCGGTTAAACATTGCTGCCACAGCAACCAACCAAACAGCTTTCTCAATTCGACTGGCACCCAGTGTGTCAAATGCTATTGTAGGAGATCTTGGTGCGAGAGACTTGCTGAATCGATCTCAGCTGTTGCTGGAACAGATTGAAATCACCACAGCGTCAGCAAATTCCATTGTGGTGGAAGCGGTGTTAAATCCTCAAAACTATCCAGTTATACCTGCCAATGCAACGTGGGTTGCGCTGACACCATTGGCACAAGGTGGACAGCCTAGTTTGGCACAAGTTTCGACGACTGTTACCTGGACCACTGGCGCATTTGCATTACCAGGAGAACAGGTTTTCTCGTTCGTATCTGCTGGTTCGGATACCAAGGTGCTGGACTTGGGCAAACTAAAAGAACTCACAGCAACCTCCATTGGCGGCCGAGGAGCATTTCCAAATGGTCCAGACGTGTTGTCAATCAACGTTCGTACTGTGACTGGTACTGCCACGGCACAAATTGTACTACGTTGGGCGGAAACACAGGCCTAATCAGTGTAGGCATAATTACTGTTATGTCTACACTTAAAGAACTCACACAAGAAAATCATCGCAAGGCAGAACGCTCTGCCTTTGTTGGCGCTATGATGCGCAATCAACTCACTGCCCAGCAGTGGGTAAATTACCTGCTGTGGAAACGCGACCTACTGGTTGTGCTGGATCGCAAGCTAGGACTAACTGAGTTGCACTTTGAATTCAACAGGTCATCGCAGTTTGATACCGACATCGTTGCAACGGGCATGGGACCAACTGGCCTAACAGCCACATTAGATTACATCAAACAGATTGAATCAATTACCAATGAGCAAGCCTGGGCACATGTTTATGTGCATTACCTTGGTGATCTGCGTGGCGGTCAAATGCTGAAGAAGATGGTCAAGCAACCCATGCATCATGTGGACTATGATGATGCAACAGGACTGGAAACCATCATACGTGCCAACGTATCAGATGCTCTGGCAGATGAAGCCAATGTTGGATTTGATTTGACCATGCAGGCCATGGAAGAGATCATGCTATGAGCAAGGTATGGGATACCATGCTTGGACTGCAAGCAAACATAGAACAACAACTGAATGAAGTAGGGCATCCGGTTGAAGAAGGACACACCTTTGATTGGCCCAATCATGTGTGGAGTTCAACTACATTCAGACGAGCGCATCTTGATGCAGTAGATGCACGTGAGTCTAAAGGTCTTTACATGTTGCATGTCACTGTGTTTCCGCACATTATTGATCCCAGTCCTATATTTGGATTTGATATCATCTGTGGTGAGCGCAAGATAACCGGATGCTTCCATGACTTCAGCGCCAGTAGTGATAAAGAACACCCAATGATGTCTTGGTTTCAGGACTACGCCAAACAGTTTGAGTGGCGCAAAGCACGTGAACTTCCAGACTGGGCTCGGCGCATATTCAGTCCAGGAATGATTGCCGCAGGCAATGTCAGCGATGAGTTAGAAATAGATCAGATATTGCAGATTGTATCTACCACACTACCTTGGTACTTGGAGAACGTGGGCAAGACCAATGGCAAAGGTAATCCACAAGAAATACTAGAAGCACAGAACTATTACTGCAACAATCAACGTCAAAATCCACACACACCGCGTGTGATGCAGAGCCTAGGGTTTGACGAAGAAACCGTTCACCGGTTCATAAACGATTGTCTGTTTCCTGATTTAGTATAAGCGCGGCAAACTTGTTGTGCCATATGATGAGCCTGCGCCGCTGTGACGCACTACTTTCTCTGTAGATGGGATTTTCAGCTAACGTCTGCAATAGCTTGATATCCTCTAGGCAACACCACCGCAACAGCCGATTAAATTCTCGATCTTCTCTCACAGCCTTGATGATAGGATGATCCCATTCTTCTTTGTTGGCCAAGTGTCTTGATTCAAGATACCAACGTTCGATCCAGCTGATACTGTCTTTGTATGTTTTCTTCAGCTTTGGATTGGCTAGTCTTTTGTCCCAGCAATGATATAAATCCACGCCACGCTTGGTCACCGGTGCTTTGGTTGGCTTGGGAAAAATGATTATTTCAGCTTCAGTCGTTGACATGTTGATCTAACCATTTCTCCATGTTGACCAACTTGCTCATAAAACTGCTATTCTGCACCAGCTGTTTGCTTTTGTGATGCAGTGGCTTTGGCTGAACACCCAGCGGTAACCAGCAGTAGCCATCGCTTTCGTGATCCAGTATGGGAAGGAATTCTTTTTCTACTACCAGGCAAAATGTGTCGTAGATAAATTTCTTGTCTTTGCTAACGTATCTATGCAATGGTACGATTTTCTTCCACTCAGTCATTCCAGTTTCTTCTTGGCATTCTCTAAGTAGCGTATCTCTAGGACTTTCTTTTGGATTACTGCGGCCACCCCATAGTCCCCATGTGCCGCTCCACTTTTCTTCTGTGCTACGCAACTGCCAACAATATCTGTGCGTGTCTAGTGCATAGATCAAACCGCCGGCGGCTCGGGTTATACCAGCAGGCGCCAGTATCCCGGTTGAAATATTCCCTCGTAACTCAGTATCCATTGTCCATCCATGAAAGCTAATTGCTGATTGCTCGCAATATTTAACACATATTCAACTGCGGTAGAAGCAGCCGCATCAAAACTTATCACCCATGCACTACCGTTGTATTCGATAATGTCTTCAGGGTTTGCTACCAGACCAGCCCATGCAGGAATTTCTGCAGGCGATGATACAACTATGTATCGCTGGCCAACTGCGGCAGCTGGTAAACCTGCACCAGGTGCAGCACGTGTGGGATCTATCACGCCGTTGATTGCTGTTTTTGTGTTTGCAGGCAGGCTATCGTGATCAACATCAACTAACAGTTTGTTTGGATCAGTTGGGTGTTCAGTTAACACGCCAACATATTCGCCTCCCCATACACCTGGACGATCCTGTCGATTAACACGTATCTGGCTGATGCCATTACGTATGCTGCCATATGACTCCAGGAACTTGTTCCATAACAACAAGTCGCCGTCTACTGTGGTCTTTAGATCTCGCGTGAGCAATGTAAGTTCTCCATTGGCCAAACGCACAGCACGTTCGGGATCTGTGACACTTTGCCACTTGGACTGCACGTCACTGATATAGGTATCATCCAGTAACTGATTAAGTTCATCTTGGTCACCTGCACGGATCGTGTTGATCACGTTGTAGATCAACTGCTGGCGCTGTACCATTGCAGGTGGATTGATAAAGATAGGCATGTTGAATATCATGCTGGCTACATCAAGCACATCATCGGTGCCATTGGGAACTTGTCTCACACTCCATACAGTATTGATCAGTTCCACAAAGTTCATACGGCTCCAGTCAAACACGTTGTCGTTGTTGCGCAGGTCCAGCGAAGGATTGAACAACACCAATATCTGTTCCATTAGCTGTAGCTTCTGATCAGTATTTGATGTCCAGATGTCAACCTGTACGTTTAGATCATACGGCACAGGCATGTGACGCTGGATGGTATATGTCTGGCCCATCTGATCAAGGAACTGACCGCTGGCAGCATCGTACTGTTTTTCGTACACTTGTACCGAGTCAGTATGTGTGGGATTAAGTCGGCGTTCCGGTGCTGGCAACAGTTCAGTGATATACACAGCAATGAACGGAACTGTGTTCATGGTGTTGTCACTGTTGTTCTTCAAGATGTGCGCTGCCATACGATTGATGTCACCGTAGCGCACAGGAACTTTTTGATATATGTCTAATCCATTTGCATCCTTGCCCATCTTCACACTGAAGCCTGCAAAGAAACGCATGAACTGTTGTAGGTAACGACGTATTTGGCGATCGTAGAAATAATTCATTAGAAGTCTGTCCTTGGTTTAACCACACCGCTGATTGGTTGTCTTGTTGGATAAGCCTGCCCATCAAGATTGACACCTTGTGTGTCATTGTTGATAAAGCCACCTGCATTGACAGAACGCGAAACTACATCTGTCCTGCTTGGGAACACATTGTCGTACAGCCTTGCCCAGCGACCGCCGCGATATACAAACAAGCGATTTGGCAAGAAGTCTGTGCGTATGAACATTTCGCCCTGTTGTGGATTACCGGGGAATATCACGCCGCTTGCGATTGGCACACCGTAGTATTCTTCAAACCCGGCTGCATCGGTGGGTCCATTTGGATCAGGTGGAGTTTCATAGTTGAACAGCGTACTGACATCTGGAAACAAGTCTGGCACTTCCTGTTCAGCTGCCGCAACGATTGCGTCGGAAATTTCTTTCTCTTTGACATAGGTGCTGATTTGATTCTTAAGGCTGTCTGGGTCAGTTGCCTGCCCAAGGATGTCTTTGTATTCTTGTGCATCTGTCAACGGAGCAGCCTTGACACGCCACAAGTGTGGCCACCATGTTTGGCTGTAACCTTCTGCTGCCTTGCTGGCATCTTGCACCACATACCATTTGTTGATAGCAGGTGCGTTGGGATCAAGTAGCGTATCGTCACGCTGATGCGGAACTTCAAACACATCACCTGCCATGATCTTGCGACCCAGTCGTTCAATCATGTCATTCAAGTGGAACGTGATAAACAGCACGTCGGTATTGATGAACAATCCAAACTGTGTTAGGTCAAAGTCGTTGTCACCCACATTGTACACACCGCGAAGATCGTAGATGTCTTTGTCATACTTGCGATCGCGATTTTCCAGGAACAGCAGATCCTGTATTTTTGTTTCATTGAAAACATCATCTGCTTGATAGTTGGGCTGTGTTGGATCTCCTGTTTCGCCTTGCGGGTCAGGACCAATGTATTTGTGGATCAGGATGGATGTTCCGCCAATCATGAACTGTTCTTTGATGTTGCGATCAATGAACTTGTAATCGTTGGTCTTATCTTTGCGCCAAAGGCTTAAACGTGGCATTATGGGTTCCTCACAGTATATTTATGGTGCCAGCCACACAGCTGAGACCTGTTGCAAAAATACAACACAAAAAGTGTCTAAAAACGGTTGACGCCCACGCTCGTTTCGTGCATAATACAAACACTAGGCAACTAAGGAGTCACACATGTCACAAGCTATTGCAAAGCTACATCAAGTTAAAACTTGGAGCGGCAAAAACACGGATCGTTTTGAGCTTAAAATTGGGCTCGTTACAGACAATACATCAAATAAAATTGTGCAAGTGTTAACCATACGCTCAGTATTAGATAATGTAGAGGTAAAATTAGCTATAAAGCAAGCCCTTCAAGACTTGCGCATGCAAAATATAGTGCTAGTAGATAGCTCTGCTACCAAAGCATTTGCTAAAGCACAAAAAATCCAATAAAAACAACAACTTAGCAGGTGTTGTATTTGCGCAACACCTGCAAAATAGTCCAAAAAAGTGGAAAAAAGCGGTTGACAGCGAGTCCGTTTTGTAGCATAATATGGGTATGATGAACGATAAGGAGCCAGCGATGAGCCAGTACACATTTGATGCAGACATTGTGTCCGATTTACACAAGGATGCATATGGCTTTCGTCCCCGTGAGGGCTTTTGGAACCACTGGAACTTGTCCACCACGGACGAGAAGCAGGCCATCTGGGACGGGCTCCTCCGTGCGCTCGACGCTTCCATCAAGGAAGAAGAAGCTCGCGAGGCTGGGTCCGTTGCGCAGTTTGAGTCGCAGGTTGCTAAAAACATTGAGCTGGGTGCGCCCAGCCGTGAAGTGGCTGTGCGTTGGATCATTGACAGCCTTGACCTTACCGAGTATGACCGTGCATACGGTGGCTCCTACGTTTGCTTTGAGCTGGGCCTGCCCTACCGCATGCAAGCTGAATTTGACGCCATCCTCAAGGAGGTTGCATAATGAAGACACCACAAGTCCAGGCCCTGGCTGGCATGACACCGCTGGGTTTCAAAGATGACCGCCCGTTTGATCGAAGCCGACATGGCGGACTGTATGACCGTGGATCAGCAGACAGCTACTACCGCCGTGGCCCAGAACCACATTGGTATCCGGAAGGCACAAGCCGTGGCGATCGTATCGTAAATCTCACACCAGCTGAAATTGCTGAGTACATGGCTGGCTATGATGAAAACGAGATCATGGGTGTTTTCAAAGACTGGGGTTGACAGCAAACTGGTTCTCTCGTATAATTACACATTGAACACATAAGGAGCCAACATGGCAAGACTGCAATCAAAGCGAACCGCTACGCCTGCATCCAAAATGGTGTTTGCGGACACGTCTACTCCTTTGCCACGTCGCCCACTTACACAGACGTTCAAGCTCAAGCCCGTTAAGGTCGCAATCGGCGAAATCAAGTATGTGGGCGAAGAGCCCATGCCTCCGCAGGACCGTGTGCTTGAAAAAACTGAAATGGCACGTATCTTCAACTGGTATTCCTACAACTGCGAAGGGGCTGATGCCCGAGCATGGATGGAACAGCTGATTGGTGCAATGCCCAAGCGCAAGCACCTGATTGAGCGTTACAAGAAAATGCAAGACTGGCGCCTCAGCCGTACAGCAGGCTGGGTTGCACGTGTTATCATGCGCGGCGGCCATGTGCCCTACAGCACCCTGCGTTATCTTGTCAAAGCCATTAAGTTGGCTGAGATTGAGTATAAGAAGTTCCTGGCAGACGAAGCTGGAAAAGAAGAGAAGCTGGAAAAGCCTAAAGCCTATCAGCCCACCATCCAGGAGCGCATGCGAGAAAAGCTGGGCGAGTGCCTGGGCGAAGCTGAAGGCTTGGTTGACGAGTTTGTAGTAAACGGACACACTGGCAAGGTAAACGTGTTTGGCCTGTTCAAGCAGTTCAATCTGCATCAGAACCAAGTTGGCGATGTGCTGAAATGGGCCGAGCCCAAGCTGGAGGAGTACCTTGAGCTACAGGAAGCAATCTCCAAGAAGGTAGCAGAACGGTCAGATGACGAAGAGCAGTTGGTTGAAGGCTACAAGTATCTGAGCAAGAAGCAGATTAAGACCACGATTGAGATGTGGACCACTGTGATAGATGCTGCCAACAGCTATGGCACCGTGAAGAAGGCAGAACGTGCGCCACGTAAGCGCAAGCCAGTCTCGCCCGAGAAGCAGGTCAAGGGCATCAAGTTCCTCAAGAAGGACGATGCAAGTGGGCTAGTTAGCGTTGATCCAACCAAGCTGATTGGGTCAAGCGAAATCTGGGTGTACAATGTGAAGACACGCAAGATTGGTATCTATGTAGCAGATGACTATAGCAAAGTGCTATCTGTCAAAGGCACCAGCTTGCTAGGGTTCAGTGCAAAAGACAGCCGACAGAAGACCCTGCGCAAGCCAGAGGTACAGCTCAAAGAGTTCCTTACGCTGGGCAAGCCAGCGGCACGCAAGTGGTTGGAAAAGGTAAAGAGCACAGACATTGCGCTGAACGGACGCACCAACGAGCATACCATACTGCTGAGAGCATACAAGTAATACATCGCTGTC